CTCCTCAGAGTCTGCAACTCAAGTTCTTCTCTTAACGACCTGATACAGCGCGCGTTTCCTGCCAAGGAAACTCCTCAATAAATCAATCTCATGGGTGACCATTTGAGACTGTTAGATACATCGGGCCTTATCATTTCGAGTCGAACTCCAAACATCGTTATTTCTTCAATCCTCCTCCTTACCCCGTCAAGGGATAAAGGATCCAAAAAGATCACTATTCGGTCAAAGATAATAACATGTATACTCTATCTCTCTCCAGCCATACTAGATAACTGGTTAGAAAAATAGTCCACGCGTGAGAACCAAATTTTCAAATGATTAACACACAAGACGATACTATGTTTGTTTAAGTTACATTCCCCAAGTGGGATGAAGCTTTTTTAACGTGGGTCGCATCCACCGCTGGACTTATATTGCTACAATTGGGAACAACATTTTCAATTCTGTGTGAGACGAAATCTCCTCAGAAGTCAAATCTAGGTAGGAACTACCGTTCCTTAGACTCTGTTCTAAGCTCTTTGCCTGCCTCCCTAATCTCCAATGTAAACGTTCATTGAACTTTAATGCGCTATCAAGATCCATTTCAGACTTCATCTGACTGATCTGTTTTGTGTAGAGTAGTTTATACACCGCGTACGAATATGCCGAATCATCAAACTCTTTTGTATGATCCTCATCAACTAACAAGGTTCCCTCTGGAATCTTGGGTAAGTTATACTCGTGTTGTACGTACCTATGCATCTGCCACTCAGTCTCCATCGACAATTTTGCCGGAATGACTTTCTTATGCAGCATTAAGGAAACTTTATGTCTATCAAGCCAACTTATTTCATCAGCCGTGTCCATTGGTAATCCTAATCCACCGAGATGTTGTGGTACAAACCAACTAAGGGTAGTTGATTTTAACAAATCGATGTTATTCCTTATGAAAATCTCCTTGAGATCCAACCAAAGTTCTGGTGGACACTCCTTCTTGACTTCACATAAGTGAGGACCTATCAATGACAGTTTCCTATAACGTTCAATCTTATCTAGTTTTTCCTTTTCCCCTTTCTTCTTTCCCTCCATTGAGCTCGACTTATCAACTCGGCCATCTAAAAGGAGTCCAAAATTAATTTTGGGTGCTCTCTTCCAAACGCCGTCTACTTTGTAAAACAACGTAGTATTTAAAGTTACACAGTCTTCACTATGCCAAGTCTTTCCAATACTTGAGCTTAGCCCGAACATACATCCGAGTTCTTCCCAAATATTTTTATCTTCTAGAGGAAATAAACAGTCATC